AACTACCTGCTAGAGCGACTTGTGTCGTGCTTGCCCATTCCGCACTTAACGACCTACCTGATACAATCTTTGTAAGTTATCAAACTGACCAAGAACTTGCTGCATGGTTTAAAGCCTGTGATTTTTTTGTAAGTATCTGTAACAACAATGAACATAAATTGCTTGCTAAAGAAGCCGAAGCTTGCGGTGCAAAATTAGTAGATATTAATACCCAAAACATCCTTGATATATTATTAGGTTGACGTAAATAACTTTTTACAGTAACATAATATTTTAACCTTAATCTAAAGAATAATGAAACTAATCGCAGGAAATTCAAATCAGCCTCTTGCAAACGCAATAGCAGAGCATAGTTTTAGTACACTTGTACCGGCCAAGATTGACAGGTTTTCAGACGGAGAAACTTCTGTAGAATTCTTAGAAAATATCCGAGGAGAAGATGTTTTTATAATCCAATCAACCAACACTCCGGTCAACGATAACCTAATGGAACTCATGGTTATGATTGATGCAGCTAAACGTAGTTCTGCACAACGTATTACAGCAGTTATACCTTATTTTGGATATGCTAGACAAGATCGCAAGAGTGCCAGCCGCACACCAATTACAGCAAAACTAGTTGCTGACCTACTTACTACAGCAGGTGCTGACCGTGTACTCACTATGGATTTACATGCAGGACAGATACAAGGGTTCTTTGATATTCCGGTTGACGATCTTACTAGTAGGATTATCTTTGCAAGAGATATTAAAGAACATCAAAAAGACAGTAGTGAGTATGTGTTTGTAAGTCCAGACGCAGGTGGTGCTGTCCGTGCTCGTAAGTTTGCAGACGCTTTCCATGGTAACATTGCTATTGTTGATAAACGTAGGCCTGCGGCTGGTAAGAGTGAAGTAATGCATTTAATTGGCGATGTGGAAGGCCGGCATGCTATCCTAGTAGATGATATCGTAGACAGTGGAGGTACCTTATGCAATGCTGCAAAGGCTATTATGGACGCAGGTGCAATTGATGTAAAAGCCTACATTACACATGGTGTGCTAAGTCGAAGTGCCTGTATCAGGGTTAGAGAAAGCGTTTTAACTGAGCTAGTTATAACTGACACAATTGCAGATCACTGCGAAGATGGTTGTAGGGTAAGGCAAGTAAGTGTAGCAAATTTATTTGGAGAAGCTATCCGACGTGTAACCAATGAAGAATCTATTAGTAGCCTCTTTGTGTAACATTTTAAAATAAATACAATAAGAGGATACGTGTATGCGAAAACAAACGAGATCAATATTGCAGGAATTGAATAATCTTGCACTTAATAAAAATAATGATTTAATTATCGATTCAACAGCTAATAATATTATTAACAGTTCTATCAATCTAATTAATTTAATTTATGAAAATTATTCACCTATAGAAGCTGCTGAATTAGAAAAAAGATTTATTAATAGTATCCGCACAGGTGACCCAAATAAATTTAAAAGAGGCATACAACGTATAATTGAGAACAAAAGGAAACTTTAATGCTCGTCAAAGAAGGTGGTAATGTTTTTAAAAATGCAGACAAATCACTAGCTACTAAAAGAATAGATAGAGTTGATGTTGAAACTACACTTGCGTGGTTAGAGAAAATTACAGGATTGCCTCATAATGATTTTAAGTTAGGCAGCACTGGTATTGCAGACACTTCAGGTGATTTAGACGTTGCTGTTAATGTAGATGATGTATCAAAAGAAGAAATGATACAAAAATTAACTGCTTGGTGTAAACAAAACGGTAAAAATCCAAAAGAATGGATAGCAAAGTCTGGCATCAATGTCCATTTTAAAACTCCAATCAATGGTGACGAAACATTAGGCTTTGTTCAAACTGATTTAATGTTTGGTAACCCTGATTGGCTAAAATGGAGTATGCGTGGGGAACCAGGCGGCAGCCAATACAAAGGCAAACATCGGCATTTACTATTAGCTAGTATTGCAAAAGCCCAAGGAATGAAATGGAGCTATTTGCGAGGACTAATTGATAGGGCTACAGATGATGTAATTTCAGATCAACCAGATGAGATTGCTAAAATGCTACTTGGTAAAAACAGTGATGGTAAAAGTCTAGAAACTGTAACAAGCATTTATGATGCTATCAGAGGAAGAAGTGATTTAGAACAACTTACTGCAGATGCTCGCACTGCATTTGAGAGAGACAGACTCACACTACCAGAAAGCACGGAGATCCGGCGTATTAGGGAGCTGGCCGGAATATGAGATTTTTTGAATTTTATCAGTCCAAATCAATACCACTTATGGAAGGAGCACGTATCCAGCATGCTGAAGACATAGTCTTCTGGGAAGGAAGTAAAGGTGCTACACGGGCAATTGAAGCTTTGAAAAGTCTTGAACAAGGTAGACATACTGATGTTACTGTAAAGTGGGACGGATCTCCTGCTATTATTTTTGGAAGGAACGAACAAGGCCAATTTATTCTCACTGATAAAAGTGGTTTTTCTGCGAAAGGATACGACGGTAAAAGCACCAGCGCAAAAGGTCTAGAGAAAATGATTCTTAATAGGAAAACCAGCAGAGGAATAGAACCAGATGATTCGTATAGGCAGTTTGCAGGTAGTATGAGAGACATATTTGACGAATATGAAAAAGCCACGCCAAAAGATCACATAGGTTATTTTAAAGGTGATTTATTATATTACAATACACCATTGCTGGCTAAAGGAAATTTTACATTCAAACCAAACATTGTAACTTACACTGTAGATGCAAAAAGTCCACTCGGCATGCAAATAGCGAAGAGTAAATCAGCAGTTGTAATACATAATCAAATTGATTTAGACGGAAATGAAAGCAGTTTACAAATTGATCCTGAAACTTTTTTCATTGGCACTGAGGTTTTAGTTGTCCCGCCTGTCACAGCACAAGAAGCACCGCAGATAGACGACACAGAAATAAAACAATTACAAGCGTTAGTAAGCAAAAATGCTTCCGCAATTGATGTCTTATTGAATAAAAATACACTTGCGTCATTAAAAATTACAGACTTTCCTAATATACTATATTCCTATGTAAACAGCAAAGTAGATACAGGCATGCAAAATTTAGGTAATGATTTCTTAGATTGGTTATCAAACAGTAAAGTGAGCCAAAACAAAAAAGCAAAAATTGCAGAATACGTTGGCAAGCAACAAGCTGGTTTTTCTGCCATATGGCAAATTGTTGCTGGCATACAAAATGTTAAAGACAATATAATTAGCCAATTAGAATCACAAGATGTACCTGTAAAAGCATTCATAGCAGACAAACCAGGCGGAGAAGGATTTGTATTGGCACATCCAGAAGGTGCGATTAAGTTAGTTGACAGAGGTGGCTTTACTGCTGCGAATAGAGCAATTGAAAGATAATATGGATTTCCTTAGAGATTTGAGCGAAGCGAGAATGACTCGTGATTTACAAAATCAAAAAGTTTTAACATATAATGATTGTTGTGAAAGATTATATTTAACTATGTTATGTCTTGAGTTCATGCGGCAGATACCAATTAGTTCAGCCTTTGTAAGGGCGTATTGTCAAAAAACAAAAGACGATAATTTTTCACGTTTTAAAATCAGTGGCACAGATGCTTATAACTTTCTATATTTTATAAATGGCGACGAAGCAGCTTTGAGTAAATTAAAGGACAAAGAATCAGCTCTAGCCATGCAAAAGAAAACAGCTCTACCATTATCTGACATTATAGATTTTTTTAGAAAGTGTAGTAGTGGAAACCGTCCAAGCATGATTCAGCAAACGTTTATCAGAATGGAAAATGGAATGCATATTTCCAATCGCGATTACAAAGACATAAGACGAAATATCAGCACACTAGAAAAATTATCTAAAGCAAGGCAAAAAGCCTTAGCAACACGATTATTATTTGCAACTAGAGCAAAGTTAAGAAATAGTGACATAATTGAAAAATTTTCAGAAACTATTAGTAAATACGATTTAGAAAGTTCTTGGGTTGTAGATACTGAACCACCAAATAGTAAACCTGATATAACAACAACCGCCCAAGATTTAACCTATTACAGGTTAGTTGCTAAGCCAGAAAATCTCATACTGCTTAAACATTTTATAGAACATATGCGAGATGGTAAAGCAATACCTAGTAACATGGTAAAAGCATACCAGCCAGTAGGGCAATTGATAGATGATATTATCACAGCAGGGCCTACCTATATTAATATGCTGAAGTCATTACAAAAAAGAGCAAAAAAACAACGTAATAAAAAGTTTTAATTAATAGATGATAAATAAAAGTAGAAGCCTTATAGGCATAAGGCAATTGATTTAAGGAGAAAAAAATGCCAGTAGTAGGAAGTCCGATTTCGGATAATTATAAAAAACACGTTATTAGCCAATCAGGTGTAGGTAAAGAGCTTATTGTCAGCATATTAGGCGCAGCCGCAATGGTTGATGCTGATCTTGAAGCAATGATTGCTTACATAACCACACAACATGGTTCAAATGGTACAGGCGATAGTGCTTTTACAATTGGTGGTTTAGGAACAGCTGACGGAAGTGCATTTGAGTCAGGTACTACAACCAAAGTCTTTCTAAGATGCCAAGGTACAGGTGACCATGATGCAGCTTGGGCGGCTGCTGTAAAAGCTGCAGGCGACGGTGTTGGTAATACAACATTCACTGTAGCAGTTGAAGCAGTATTTACACCAGCTAAGTAATAAACTTTTTTTTAGAAAATTTTAATTGAAAAGCACCATTTTTACATGGTGCTTTTTTTTTGACCTGTAAATAACTGCATGAGATTAGAAATTACAACGCTCGTTGACATTACGCAAACCAACGAGAAGAGAGGCGGAGAGCCAAAGCGTTATTCACAACAATCAAATTATAATACTATAATTCAATGTGCAACACTAAGAACAAATTTAATACCAACATCAGTAGAAAAAAAGCATGGTGGTATTGCACAGTTAGGATTTGGAACTAAATTTAAAGATAGACAAAAATACTGGATTGCAACTTTTGAGGCTGAAAGAGAATCGCATGGTTTGACTGAATTAGCGTTATTAGATGATTTTGATCTTGTGCCTATCCTGCTGCATTTAGAAGAATCTGCTAAAATGCAAGACGCAATCTTTGTTACACGAGACGCCGAACGAAAAAACATTGTATTTAAATTAATATAGATTTGAAATAAATACTTCAGTAAGGAGTTGTGAAGTGGCATCTGATGTTGAAAAAAATAATTTAGATACCCATGTTGAGTTGTGTCATCTCCGTTATGAGCAATTAGACAATAGGTTGCACATTATTGAGGAAAAGGTAGAAAAAGTTCATAATGATATTTTAGCAGGTAATAAAGCTATGATAAAAGTTTTTATTGGTGCTGCAGCTACTATCATTGTTGGATTTTTATCAACTGTCGTTGTTATCATAGAAAAAGTAGGTTGATGCGAGTTATAGAAATTCTAGGAGAAAAACAAGTCTGGGCTAAAGCAGGACAGAAAGTTGTTCGAAAGTACAAATGTGCTTCTGGCAGGAGAGCAGGTAGGGTAGTCGCTTCTCCAGCACAGTGTTTCGCACCAATTGATGTAAAGAAAAAATTACGAATGAAAAAATTGAAAGCACAACTAGGTAAAAAATTATCCCGAAAGGCTAATAGAACAAAAAGAGTAAATCCTGCTTCCAAAAGGGTTAGATCAATGAATAAAGGAAATTGATAATGAAAATTATAGATATATTGGGGGAAAAAGAACTTAAAGTTGTAGGAACAGATGCAAAATCAACTACCTTAGAAGACCCAATAACAAAGGTTAAAACTGTAGTACCTAAAGACCCTAACAAACCAGGAATGATATCTAAGGATCCTGCATCAAATAAATTTACATTAAATACAAAAACAACAGGAAGAGTTAACAATGAAATCAAGCCTGGCGAAAATGTCCAGGTAGCTGAAAAAGCAGTGTCAAAAAAACAGCAAAGATTTATGGGTATGGTCCATGCTGCACAAAAAGGTGAAAAAGCAGCAAGTGGAGAAGTTGCAAAAGTTGCAAGCAGTATGAAAAAGAAAGATGCTAAAGATTTTGCAAGTACAAAACATAAAGGTTTACCTGAGAAAAAATGAAAGTAAATGAATTGCTTGGCGAATTTGGCATTTACACAAGTAGGCATGAACAAACTATCTTAGATAGGCTAGGCTATGCAACAAAAAGATATACAGAGTTTAATGAAAACGAACAATTCATTATAGATTCGTTAGTACGGAAAAGTTTAGTTCAAAAGATTAACCGTGGTAATATCACCTTTATCAAAAAAAATGGAACATAATAAATTAATAAAACGCATAAACCTGCTGTTAGACAAAGAAATTAAAAATCTTAATATACCGGTAGTGACAGACAATACAATAGTTATTAGTTATGTTAAAATTATATCTATTCAAGAAGGTTATGAAATAATAAATTCTAAAACCAATAAATTGATAGGTTTTACCCATAGTAAAGCCGCAGCATTAGCCCTTGCAAAATCAACGTTAGGTAACGAAAAAAGAGAGAAAGAAATAATCTTATTAGATACCATCGTAGAAAAAAACGATAATGACAAAATATTTTATAATTATACAATAAAGAAAACAAAAAATAAAATCACAAAATTTAGTACAAAAAATCGCCGAGAAATTGCAATAAAAAATAGCTTTAATGCAAGGAAGGCATTGCAGGCAATGATACTAGGTAATGATGATAAATAAAAGTAAAGTTTAACAGGATTAGTCAAATGAAACTACGAGAAATCTCTAAACCACAAACATCTAAATTATTAAATGAAAATTTAGAAAAATTATTTAATTCAAAAATTGATATTGATAGTTTTACCTTAGAGCAACTGCAAGATGCACGGAACAAACTACGGACAGAATTGAGTCAATTTGAAACAAATGAAAGTTTTGATGCAGTAGCAAACAATCAAAGCTATCAAAAAAATAAAATGTTTCTTGACGTTTTGAATAAGGCAATTGAAGAAAGGAATATTTTGGAAGCTGAAAATAAAAAACCAGATAAGGACGGCGACGGTGTACCTGATTGGGCTGATAAGAAAAAAGGACCTGATCCTAAACCAGCCAAAAAAGGAACAAAAAATATGCCTCCGCAGCTTAAAAAACATGCAGAAAAAAATATGAAAAAAGAATCTGTTGTCATTGAAGGTGAAGAAGATAAAGCAGAATTAGTGATGGCTGCCAAAGACATGGTAGACAGAATTACTTCTTGGATGGAAGATACGGCAGAAATGCAATCAGAAGCAATGTTAGAGATAGGCGATGCAATTAGAGATGAGTTAGGCCAAGAGCAATCACAGGCATTTATTGATTCTGTTAAACCAGCTTTAGAGGCATTGTATCAATCGTTAGAATCAACAAGAGGCTCACTCACACAAGGCGTAGGGATGTTAACAGGTGAAGACATGGCAACTCCAATGGGTACCGATATGGAACCACCGATGGGTGATGATATGGAACCACCGATGGGTGATGATATGGAACCGCCGGTTGATGCAGAAATGGGTGACGAATTTGATGCAGCGGAGCCAGCGGTAGGTGGCGAAGAAGAAATCGGAAGGCCCAAACGTGAATCTATTATTAGGCATAGAAAACAAAAAATAATTGAAAAGCAAATTTTATCAAAGCAATTAGGCCAAATCCTAAGTTCAAAAAAAAAATAACCCAAGAAGCACTTGAACCAACAAGTAAACTTGTTCAAGTGCTTAGAACAATCATATCAGCAGCAGACCAACAAAAAACACCTGTATTTTTACATTTTAAATCTCCTCCAAAACAGGAAGACATTAAACAAAATGCCAAAAATCTTGACCTTAATAAAATGATGCAAAATGTTGAAGGTGAACAATTTGATTATGGTACATTCAAAGCAGCATATGATACTGATCCACGTGTAAAGACAATGACTAATAATTTTAATGAAGTCGGTATAGAACCTAAAACAGCAAATACAATTGATAATGATACAGAGAAAAATGACGACACAGATAAGGTAGGACAGATGGCACAAAATGCTACTGATTTAGGTGATGACTTGACATAATAGATTTTTTTAACTATAATAAAGGCATTATGAAAGAAAGAACTCAAGAAGAAATTATACAAGCAATTAAAGAAGCAATAGAAGATTATGTTCAGCCTGCTGTAGCTGAACATGGCGGACAAATTGATTTTGTATAATATAATGAAGGAACTGTAGAATTATTATTAGGAGGTGCATGTAGTGGGTGTGCGGGAAGCTTATACACCTTAAAGCAAGGAGTAGAAGGCATGCTTATGCATTTTGTACCAGAAGTAACAAACATAATAGCAAAAGACGATCCTTTTAGTAGCGTAGATCCTTTTTACAGTTATGATCCATTTATGTCAAACGAACCATACTATGACGATGAATCATGACTTTGTTGGTAAAAAAATTCAAATATCATTCAATTTCTAGGAGACAGGTTAACGGAAAAAGGTTATATCTTACTCCAGACGGGCATAGTGTCGCTAGTGTAACTACTATTCTAAGTAAAACAAAAGATAATACACACCTATTCGAATGGCGAAAAAGGGTTGGAGAAAAAAAGGCACAGGAAATAACTACAGAAGCTGCAGGCGTTGGAACACGTATGCACAAATATTTAGAGGATTATATTGAAACTGGCACATGGCCTAAAGAAGGATCTAATCCTTACGCAATTCAAGCAAACAATATGGCCAAAGTGATTAAAGAAAACGCCTTTCCCTTCATTGATGAGATTGTTGGATCAGAGGTAAACTTATGGATGCCACAGATGTATGCCGGCACAACTGATCTAGTCTGTACGTATAATGGTAATTTATCTATATGTGATTTTAAACAAACTAACAAACCAAAAAAACAAGAATGGGTAGATGATTATTACTTGCAATTAGTAGCCTACATTGAAGCCCACAATGAGCTTTATAAAACAAGCATTAACGAGGGACATATCTTTATGTGTAGTAGAAATTTTGAATATCAACAGTTTGATCTTCTGCCAAACGATTATAGTCACTGGAAAAATGAATGGTATAATCGATTATATTCTTATTATGAAAGCTTATGAAACCTTTGCCTGTTTTATAGACAGCAGATAAATATACTTAAATTAGGAGAATATAGTGGCTGTCGTTCAAATCAGTAGAATTCAAATTCGTAGAGGACAAAAAAATCAAGGTGAAGGTGTTCCACAACTTGCAAGTGGAGAATTAGCGTGGGCAATTGATAGCCAAGAATTGTATATTGGTAATGGCAGTTTAAGCGAAGGTGCTCCGACAGTAGGCAATACAAAAATATTAACAGAATCTGATGATATTTTTACCTTCTCAGATAGCTATAGTTATAAAAAACCCCAGTTTGTACAAACCGGAGAAACAACAACTAATCCTATAGCTAGATCATTACAAGAACGTTTAGATGATTATGTTAGCGTCCGTGCGTTTGGAGCACTAGGAGACGGAATCCAGGATGCTACAACAATAATACAACGGGCTATTGACCAATTATATTTAACACAAGATAATAGCCATGTTGTTCCAGAGCAAAGTAGAGTTATTTTATATTTTGATCCTGGAATCTACAATATTACAGGTACAATTTATATACCATCTTATGCCACTATTATTGGGGCAGGATCAGAAAAAACAATTATAGAGTGTTCTGCAGGAACTGCATTTAAGACGGTAAATGATTTAAGCGAAGTAGGCCAACCTGCTGCAGCAGAAACAACAACATATAGTAATCAATGTAAAAATATAAAATTTGCCGGTCTTAATATTGTCCATTCTGCTAATGGAATAGGTTTACAACTTGACAATTGTCGTGACAGTAAATTTGAAGATTTATCTATCAGTGGTAATTGGACAATGGGTAATTCAATAACTACTATTCCAACAGTAGGCGAGCCAAATGATTGTGGTATACTCCTTACCTGCATTAGTGCTACAGTCCAAACCAACAATAATGTTTTTACAAAATGTAAAATATCAGGATGGTCGCATGGTATAATTGCTAATAATTCTATTTTGTTGAATGTTTTTGAAAAATGCCAATTTACAAAATTAGGAGCAGGAATTAATTTTGGATTTCAAAATTTTGCCGAGCTTGTACCACAGCATAATCGTATCAAAGATTGTCAATTTATAGATATCCATAATGAAGCTATAGATATTGTACGCGGTAATTACAATACAAGCGAAAATAATTATTTTCAATTAGTTGGTAATTTGATAGATGCAAGTAATAATTATACAAGCAGCGAAACACAAAGCAGGTATCCAGTAATAAAATTTGCTGATGTCAATAATACATCAGTTCAAGATGTGTTTACTAGAAATAGGTTACGAATTGCTTATTTAGATTCTTCTGTGCCTTTTGTCGAGGAGATAGCAGGTTCCGCACATTTCATTGATAAACACTATGAAGAAATTATTATTGATAATTATGCAACCGCTCAAAATTTATTAAGATTACCAGGCGAATATGATCAAACATACATTATTCATTATTATATGTCAAACGAGGTAATGAATTTCAAAAGACAGGGTAAAATTACTATCATGTGCGAAGCATATCCTAATCCCGTATCGGTGAGAATATCAGATAATTACGACCATTTTGGTGGCACTGATTATGATATAGGTGATACATACTTACTACAAAACATTACTTTTTCGGCAGATTTTATAGATGATGGAACAATCGAAATACCAAAATTTTCTTTGTATGTGAAATCAAAAACTGGTGTGGGAATATCTGGTAATACTAGATTCCGATTTAAGATTGAAACTCATAGATTTTCGTTTTAATGTTTTCAGAAGAAATCTTTGAAAATAGACTTGCTTCTTGGGCTGCTTTCCGTGATAAATTAGAAACAACTGATAATCCTGTACAGTTTGCCTATAAGTTTTACGACAAAGCAAAAAGACATACTTTGCAGTGCGATCCTTGGGATAGAGATAGTTGGCCGGATCCTTGGCAGTTGGTAGAAAAAAATATCTATTGTAAGTTTACGTCTATTCTAGGAGTTGTTTACTCATTAATGCTTTGTAACCGTTTTCAAAATAATGTGTTTCGCATTGCTATTTGCCAAGATAGTAGCGGACAAATAGATTATGGGTTTTCTATAGACAAAAAATTTTATCCTAACAATAATTTACAAATTCTAAATACATATCAGATGTCTCTGATAAAATAAATACATGATATTTTAAGGACCACATGACAAACTCAATACAAATAATAAAACGGGACGGTGAAAAAGAAGATTTAAACATAGATAAAATACACCGTGTTGTTGAATTTGCTTGCAGTAATTTAGCCGGTGTTAGTAGTAGCCAAATAGAAATGAATGCAAATTTGCAGTTTTATGACGGTATGACTACAAAAGAAATACAGGAAATATTGATTAGGAGTGCAGATGATCTTATCTCACTTGACCACCCTAACTATCAATATGCGGCTGCGCGGTTATTACTGTATGGTATGTATAAAGATTTATTTGGTTCATACGAAACTATTCCTTTATTTGAGTTAGTGAAGCAGAATGTAGCAAGAGGAGTGTATGATAGTGATATCTTATCCTACTATACCGAAGATGAATTTGCAAAAATTAATTCCTATATAAATCATAAAAGAGATGAAAATTTTACATATGCAGGATTACGGCAAGTTGCAGACAAATATCTTTGCCAAGATAGATCAACGGGTAAACTATTTGAATCCCCGCAATACATGTACATCCTGATTGCAGCAACGTTATTTGCTAAATATCCACCTGAAACAAGAATGCATTATGTGAAAAGATATTATGATGCACTATCTTTGTTCAAAATAAATATACCTACACCTATTATGGCTGGTGTTCGCACTCCTGTGAGACAATTTGCCAGCTGTGTGCTTGTTGATAGCGACGATACTTTAGATAGTATTTTTTCTTCAGATATGGCTATTGGAAAGTATATTGCACAACGAGCGGGTATAGGTATAAACGCTGGTAGAATTAGAGGTGTGAACAGCAAGATTAGAGGTGGCGAAGTTGCACATACCGGCGTAGTGCCTTTTCTAAAAAAGTTTGAAGCTACTGTAAGATGTTGTACACAAAATGGGGTGCGTGGCGGTAGTGCAACAGTGCATTTTCCTTTATGGCATCAAGAAATTGAAGACATCTTAGTTTTGAAAAATAATAAAGGTACAGAGGATAATAGAGTGAGGAAATTAGATTATTCTATACAACTCAATAAAACTATGTACGAAAGACTATTAGCTGGAGAACATATTACATTATTTTCTCCACACGATGTTCCAGATCTTTATGATGCATATTTTAGTGACGCTGACAAATTTTCTATTTTATACGAAAAGTATGAAAGAGCCACAAGCATCAAAAAGAAAAAAGTTGATGCAATGGAATTATTCAGCGCTCTTATAAAAGAAAGAGCAGAAACTGGAAGAATATATATAATGAATGTAGATCATTGCAACAATCATAGCAGTTTCACTGACACTGTATATATGTCTAATCTTTGCCAAGAAATTACACTCCCTACTACTCCTTTGCAACACATTGACGACCGTGAGGGGGAAATAGCACTTTGTATCCTAAGTGCAATCAATGTTGGGATAATCCGAGAATTAGATGACTTGGAAGAATTGTGTGACTTATCAGTTCGTGCTCTTGACGAAGTTATTGACTATCAAAAATATCCTGTGATTGCCGCTGAAATTGGTACAAAAGCCAGACGATCACTTGGCATAGGTTATATCGGGTTGGCTCATTACCTCGCAAAAAATAAAGTGGCATACAATGATCTTGCAGCCAGTGAGATAGTTCATCAATTAACAGAAGCATTTCAATATTACCTTCTAAAAGCAAGTAACAGAATTGCACAAGAAAAAGGCGTGTGTGATTATTATAGGAAAACAAAATATTCAAAAGGTATATTGCCTATTGATACGTACAAAAGAGATGTAGATGAAATTGTTGCAAATGATTTAAAAATGGACTGGGACGATTTACGTAAACAAATAGAAATATGGGGATTACGACACAGCACACTTTCAGCACAAATGCCAAGCGAAAGTAGTTCAGTAGTATCTAATGCAACTAATGGTATAGAACCGCCTAGAGGCTTTTTATCGGTGAAGAAAAGTAAAAAAGGGCCCCTAAAACAAATTGTTCCACAATATCAAAGTTTAAAAGCATATTACACATTATTATGGGACATGCCAGACAACCAAGGTTATATAAATATCGTAGCAGTGATGCAAAAATTCTTTGATCAGGCAATCAGTGGTAATTGGAGTTACAATCCTACACACTATCCCAATAACGAAGTACCAATGAGCATAATGATCAAAGATTTAATCACAACCTACAAGCTCGGATGGAAGACAAGTTATTATCAGAATACATATGATTTTAAAATTGATCCAAATGATGTCGAAGAGAAAGAAGAAGAACAACTAAATGCTCCAAAGTTAGAAATACCCGACGAGGAGTGTGAAGCATGTGCAATTTGAAAGGAAAAAAATGAAAACTGTTTTTAATAGAGATAAGATCGATTTTAGTAAGCAACATATGTTTTTTGGTGCTGACCAAAATGTGCAGAGATATGACACTTTTAAATTTCCGCAGTTTGATAAATTAAATCAGACGATGTTGGGTTATTTTTGGCGTCCTGAGGAAGTGAGTCTGCAAAAAGATCGTGCAGATTATCAAAATTTCCGACCTGAGCAAAAACACATTTTTACTGCTAATTTAAAATATCAAACCCTACTTGATAGCGTACAGGGTAGAGGTCCTTGCCTAGCTTTCCTTCCATATGTATCACTGCCTGAATTAGAAGGATGCATTGTTACATGGGATTTCTTTGAAACTATCCACAGTCGATCTTATACACATATTATGAAAAACGTGTATGCAAATCCAGAGGAAGTATTTGATACAATTCTAGACGATGAAATGATTATTAATCGTGCAAACAGTGTAACAAAGTACTACGATGAATTTATGAAACTTGCACAACAATATACACACGATCGGTCAATTGATAAAAAAATC